TCCTCTTGAAGGGCTAACGTTTGGGTGCCGACCTTCCACATCGAAAACACTTGCTGATCGAGAACGAAACTTCCGGCCGAAATCAACAAACACATGTAAATGAACTCCTCCAGTCTTTGGGTGAACCTCCCTGGCGACGATACATTCAGCTCCGAGAGCTGACAAATGATCTGAAACAGCCCATTCGTCGAGGTCTCCACATTGTGCATAGGTGAGAAGCACATATTTGCTGTTAACGAAAAGCATGAGTCACCTGACTTGAAAGTGCCCCACTGTGTCCTGCGAAACTAATATTATAGCAGGACACGGGGCACAGGACACAGGTATATATACCTCAGTCCCCTCGCACTTCGGACAACCAAAGATGTCCGGGTCTCCACATACTTGCTCAGGTCTCCACCTCAATTTCGGAATACCACACAACCGAGATTGTTACCCCACACCAACCCTTTCCCGCCAAGATGCCACGCTTCAAGAATCGTCGTACGCGATACGCCAGAAAGCGAAAGTATGGTTCAAAGAGAACTACCCGCAGTACACGGAGGGTAACAAAGAGAACATACCGCCCAAAGACCATGACAAGACGCAAAGTCTTGAACATAACAACGAAAAAAAAGCGTGATGTCATGCAACCTGTATCTTACAATTCAGACACTGGTGTTCCCACACCAACCGCTCGACCAGGTGTCGGTGGCGTGTTCAGGGGTGGTCGAACCAACATGATAGTGTGGTCTCCTACCGCACGAGACCTTACAGACAATGCAGGCCAAGCCAATAGTGTCGTGTTCGAGTCAGGACGCACAGCCTCCACCGTCTTCCTTCGTCTCCTCTCTGAGAAGATCCGCATTTCCACTAGCGATTCCACTCCTTGGATATGGCGTCGAATCGTCGTTTCCACTAAGAGCATACTGTATCGCACAGCTTCTGAGCTTACCCCTCCTACCGGTTATCAAACCAGCCCTTATATTGAAACCAGTAATGGGTTCGGTAGGCTGGTTCAACAATTTGATGCAGCGGGTGGTTTCCCAACTACTGAAACGAATATCGTTGACTCACTTTTCCGGGGAAAGCAGGGAAAAGATTGGGTTGATCCAATTACTGCCCCTGTTGACAACCTTCTCTGTACCGTCCTTTATGACAAGACAACTGTCATCAAATCAGGCAACGATAGTGGCGTATATCGGGTGACGCGTCGCACCCACACTTTCAACAAAACATTCCGTTATGCTGAGGATGAAAATGGACAGTTTCAAGATAGTACATATTGGAGTCCCCAGGGCAAGGGTTTTGGAGATGTTTTCGTAATTGACTTTTTTAGCAATTTCATTGGTGGAGCAACTTCTCTTTTCAAATTTGAGCCAGAGGCTACTATGTACTGGCACGAAAGATAGGGGAGTTAATCTCCACAAAAATACAATTTGCTTCCAGCCAATCAATATCCTCTTGACCATATCCCTTGTGAAAGTGACGCTCACCCATGACATAATAACACATTTCCTCCCTTGGATCCTTATTTGAGCACCAAATAGAGGGTCTACCCCACTTAATCGGTGCAGGATCCTTGTATAACGCTTTGTTGTTAAACTCTCTTTGACAACCCAACCATCCTTTCCATCCATGAAAAAAAGTAATACCGCCCCTTATATCGTCAAAGACAGCATACTTGACGTCGGGCGTAATCATTTCAGCCATTGCTCCACTGAACAACTCTCCAAAGAATACATGCTTGCCCAGGGATCTGGCCCAGCTTGTTTTCCCAGTGAGAGGCTTTCCAAATAAGACCAGTGATTTAACTCTACCTAGACAGATCAGCACATGACTATTTGCCGCCAGGACAGGCCGAGCTTGCGCAGGCTGGCGGCCCCCACACTAACCCAAGCGCGCGCAGCTGCACTATGACTTGGACCGCTCCGCCCATTGGAACACGTACCTAATAATGGGTCTGGAGATCGTATTCCAGACTGTTCCAACCATTCCTCTCTTCCCAAATCAAGTTCGCAAAATCTTCCAACTCCTTGGGGTGCATCATACTCGGGAAGGTTAGACTTGTATCGCCACCTGGCATAGGCGATCTTGTTGTTGAAATTCTTGATGAGGTCACCTCGACCCACTTCGTCGCATAATTCAAGAAATTCTGTCGCGTCTTCGCAGAGGTGCGCGAGATTCGTGACATTATCAGCTCCGATATGCATACCTCCGCGCGGTCTTGGACGTTCGAGACCTCCAGCGACAACCTCTCCATCTTTGATTGCGTAATCGTAGCCTTTTTCCGGAGTTCCTCTTGAAGGGCTAACGTTTGGGTGCCGACCTTCCACATCGAAAACACTTGCTGATCGAGAACGAAACTTCCGGCCGAAATCAACAAACACATGTAAATGAACTCCTCCAGTCTTTGGG